AAAGTTATCTAGCAGGTCAATTCGATGAAGACGATGTTAGATATATTAGAATTACAAATTTAGATTCAACGAATCATCTTACATTAACATTTAGAGATGAAGACAGTACAGAGTTTTGTATGAAGGTGGATGCTGGTCACTCGTTCATTTATCCAGGTGACAATAGTGGTGGAGTTAAGGATACTATGCATGCAGCTGGTTCTGCAATTACAGTATCATTAAACGATTTAGTAGATATCACAGCACTTGCTGATACAGATTCTTGTGATGTTGAAGTATTTGTAGGGAGCGCTTAATGGCATCGACATATACGGATATTGGCACAGAGTTAATGACCACTGGCGAGAACGCCGGTAACTGGGGAACAAAAACTAATACCAATTTACAAATCTTAGAAGAAGCAATTCGTGGTTATGTATCACAATCAATTGCTGGCGGCGTACAAACAACAGCTTTAACTTACACAGATGGTTCTACAGGTGATTCTGCAAGAAATGCAGTTGTTGAATTATCTGGAACCATTACAGGAAACCAAACTGTAACTGTAACAGCAAAAGAAAAATGGTGGGTTATAAAAAATTCAACGTCAGGAGCTTATACTGTTCAAGTTCTGGTATCAGGTCAAACTGGAGTTACTTGGGCTGCAACTGATAAAGGGGCAAAAATACTTTATTGTAATGGTACTGATGTTATTGACACTAATATTAGTTCAAATGAACTTACATCAGGAACAGGAGATATTACTTTAGATTCAGCTGCAGATATTGTTATTGATGCAGCGGGCGGTAATGTAGAATTTAAAGACGCTGGGACAACTCAATTAACATTAGATATGGATACCACTGCTGGTGTTCAGATTTTAAAATTAGGTGTTGATTCCGATGATTTAGTTTTCCAACAGTATGATGGTAGTGAAGTCGTTCGTATGGCGGATGATCGTAGACTTTATTTTTATGACAAAGGTGGAGAATATATTTATGGTGATGGAACAGATTTACATATAACATCAGGTGCAGACATCAATATTCCTGCAGATATTGGAATGACTTTTGGTAATGATGGCGAAAAAATTGAAGGTGATGGAACAGATTTAACTATATCTGGTAATAATATTAATTTAACAGCCACAGCAGATGTAGTTATACCAGCAAACGTTGGAATCACATTTGGAACTGGGGAAAAAATTGAAGGTGATAGTACAGATTTAACAATTACTTCAGGTGCTAAAATTAATTTAACAGCTACTTCAGATGTAGTTATACCAGCAAACGTTGGAATCACATTTGGAACTGGGGAAAAAATTGAAGGGGACAGCACAGATTTAACAATTACTTCAGGTGCCGATATTAATTTAACAGCAACCGCTGATGTAAATCTACCTAACGATGTTGGAATGGTATTTGGTGATGATGGAGAAAAAATTGAAGGTGATGGTACAGATTTAACTATTTCTTCTTCTGCACTTGCAACTATTGACGCTGGTACAGACATTATTTTAGATGCCGATGGTGGAGATATATTCTTTAAAGATGGGGGTACTACTTTCGGTAGTGCTACAAATACAAGTGGGGATTTAATAATTAAATCAGGAACAACTACAGCAGCTACATTTAGTGGTGCAAATGTGACTTTTGCAGGAACACTAGCTGGTGGTGGGACATTCACCGCAGGTGGTAGTATTGTAATCCCAGATGCTGGAAATATTGGATCTGCTTCTGATACCGATGCCGTAGCAATTAGTTCTGCAGGAGTTGTAGCACTTTCGGCAACGACTGAAGCTAGTGCAACAGGTACAGCAGCCTTAACATTAGCAGGAGGTTTAGGAGTTGCTAAAGATGTTTGGATTGGAGATGATCTTGTTCTTGATTCTGATTCAACTGTATTAAAATTTGGAGATGATCAAGATACAACTTTAACTCATACAGATGGAACAGGCCTAACTTTAAATTCAACAAATAAAATATGTTTCAATGATACTAGTCAATTCGTACATGGATCAAGTGCAACAGTATTATCTATTGGTGCAACTGATGAAATAGATTTAACAGCAACAGCTATAGATATTAATGGAACTTGCGATGTTTCAGGTACACTTACAAATGGTAGTACGGCTGTTAACATTGCTGGTAAACAAACTATCTGGGTTCCTTCAAATGCAATGAACCCAACTGAAAGTAACCCATGCGCAGATATAACATCAGTAGAAACAACTTCAGGAAGACCTGATATGCGTGTTTTAGATTTTGATAAAGACAGTGATGAACACGCACAATTTTCAGTTGCTTTTCCTAAATCATGGAATTTAGGCACTGTAACATTTCAAGTTTTTTGGTCTGGACTAGCTGCTACAGGTGGTGTTTCTTGGGGACTACAAGGTGTAGCTTGTGGAGACAATGATACAATTGACACTGCTTATGGAACAGCAATTGTTGTTGATGATACAGAACAAGGCGCTGTTGAAGAAGTAAATGTTAGCGCAGAAAGTGGAGCCGTTACGATAGCTGGTTCTCCTGCTGATGATCAACTTTGTTTTTTTAGAATTTTTAGAGATGTGTCAGATTCAAATGATGATTCTGGTGGGGATGCTAGATTACATGGTGTTAAACTATTCTACACAACTGATGCAGCTAACGACGATTAAAAGGATTAAAATATGAGAAATGTTACTAATCCAACAATAATAACTGGAAAGAATTCAAAGAAAAAAGAAAACAAAGGTAAATCTTTTGGTTATGCAGTTTTAGGTTTTGGTGCTGGTGGTGTAAAACCTGACGCATATATAGCAGCAACGGGTGGTACTATAACTACTGTAGATACAAATTACAAAGTTCATGTTTTTACTAGTCCTGGAACTTTTTGTGTATCCGCTGGTAGTGGACCATTAGCAGTAGTTGATTATTTAGTATTAGCAGGTGGTGGAGGAGGAAGAGCCTCTATGGGTGGTGGCGGAGGTGCTGGAGGTTATAGAGAAGCTCACGTAGAGACATCTTCAGGTCCTTATACTGCAAGTCCTTTAGCAGCATGTACAACATCATTACCTGTCGAATCACCTGTGCCTGTCACAGTTGGAGCTGGTGGTGCAGGAGAATATTGGTGTTCAACAACAAACAACAAAGCTGCAGGTAGTTCAGGATCTGATTCAGTTTTTTCAACAATAACTTCAGCGGGAGGAGGTGGTTCACCATCAACATCAGGTGGATCAGGTCATGGTGGAGGAAAAACTGGACCAAGTAGTGGTGGTTCAGGTAACACACCCCCAGTAACTCCACCTCAAGGAAATGATGGTGGAGGAAATGCGGGAGGAAATTCAAACGATAATGGAGGCGGCGGAGGCGGCGGTGCGGCAGCTGCTGGAACTGCAGCCCCAGCTACTGTAGCCCTTACTAGTTATACAGCAGGTGGTGGAGGTAATGGCTCACCAACAAATATTACAGGTTCAAACGTAACAAGAGCTGGCGGAGGTGGCGGTGGAACCAGAGAGCAAGGAACAATTCAACCATCAGGAGCACCCCCAGGAGGATCAGGTGGCGGTGGCAACGGTGGTTTTTCCCCAAGCCCTGGAGCAGGTAATGTAACAGCTGCAGGAGCTGGAGGAGCCAACACAGGTGGTGGTGGCGGAGGAGCTCACTATCATGCATCTAATCCACCAGGTCCAATTGATAATGATTCACTGGACAGAGAACAAGACGCTGGAAATGGTGGTTCAGGAACTGTTATTATAAGGTATAGATTTCAATAGCTATGGCACACTTTGCAAAAATATCAGAAGCCAATGTGGTTTTAACTGTAGTTACTTTAGCTGATTCCGATATGTTAGATGGTGATGGAGCAGCAGACGAATCAGTAGGACAAGCTTATTTACAACTACATAATAATTGGCCTGCACATCTTTGGATTCAAACTTCTTATAACACAAAAGGTGGAAAATATTATAATAATGATAATACAGTAGCCTCTGATCAGTCAAAAGCGTTTAGAGGAAATTATGCAGGTATAGGATATACTTGGGATAAAACTAATGAAATCTTTTGGCCTAAACAACCATATCCATCATGGGTAAAAAGTGATTTTACTTGGATTTCACCGATTGGTGCTGCTCCAGATTTAACTTCTGAACAAGAAACACAAAACTCATTAAACAATAACCATTGGGAATATCAATGGAATGAATCTGCATATCAGGCAGATAATAATGCAGGTTGGGTTTTAGTTGATACACTAGCATAATTGACATTTATATATCTTCCTTTATAAAAGGAATTGGTATGGAAAAGAAAGTATTATCTGAGACAGCGTTATATTATGGTGATGTTTCAATGCCTAATGGTTTTGAAATTCAAAGAGATGTATTAACCTTAGATATATTTGTAACACATTTAAAAAATTCAGAATTTGAATTCTCAAAGGTCTGGGATATGCTAAATACGTATATTCGAGAACATATAAAAGTAGAACATAAGATTGGACTTATTAGCAAAGAAACTTGGGGTAATGTATATAAACCCAATGAAATTACAATTCCATTACTTAATATTGATCCAGTAGATTTAAAAAACTCACCTGACTTTACACTTTTATATGGTGTAAAAGTTGAGGACTGCTCTGTTCGAATACATTATGATGACAATAGACGTAAAGGAAGGTCATGGGATATACCTTTAACAAATAATAAATTTGTCATGTTTCCTTCAACTTGTATGTATTATTTAATCAACATACAAAAAGATTCTTTAAATTTTGTACAGACTATAACTTATGAATTTATTTAATTATTATTGGTATTTTAAATCTGCATTAACTCCTAGATTTTGTGATGAAGTAATTAAATATGCTTTATCAAAACAAGAAGTGATAGCTAGAACAGGTGGTTTTGGTGATGGAAAGTTATCTAAAGAAAAGATTAGAGATATGAAAAGAAAAAGAGATTCTGATGTAGTATGGTTAGATGATACTTGGATTTACAAAGAATTACATCCTTATGTTCATGCAGCAAATAAAAAAGCTGGATGGAATTTTGAGTGGGATAGATCAGAAAATTGTCAATTTACAAAATATAAGCTAAATCAATATTATGATTGGCATTGTGACAGTTGGAATAAGTCTTATGAAAGAAAAAATAAAGCTAATCCTAATCATGGTAAAATTAGAAAACTTTCAATGACTTGTCAGTTAACAGATGGTTCTGAATATAGTGGTGGAGAATTAGAATTTGATTTTAGAGATTATGATCCACACATGAGAGATGAATTAAAACATTTAAGGAAAGCAACAGAGGTATTACCAAAAGGTTCTATTATTATATTTCCTTCATTTGTATGGCATAGGGTTAAACCGGTGACGAAAGGAGTGAGATATTCATTAGTGTGTTGGAACTTAGGGTATCCATTTAAATAATATGCATGTAAGTAATTTTTTTTGTACACCTATGTGGTCAGAAGAAAAACCAGAATTTGTTAATTCTTTAAATAAGGCATCAAACAAATATATCAAAGAGGCAAAGAAAAAAGAAAAACCCTATATAAAAAAATATGGTGACTTTGGAAGATCTTATCACTCAACACCGTTGTTACATGATAATGATTTTTTAGATTTTAGAAATTATATTGGTATGAAGTCTTGGGAATTTTTAGATCAGATGGGTTATGATATAAAACAATACCAAACTATATTTTCTGAAATGTGGGTACAAGAATTTTCTAAAAAAGGGGGAGGTCATCATTCTGCACACATACATTGGAATCAACATGTATCAGGTTTTTATTTTTTAAAATGTAGTGACAAAACTTCTTATCCAGTTTTTCACGAGCCAAAAACAGGAGCACGCACAACTAAATTAAACATGAAACCAGATATAAAAGGTATTTGGTCAGGTCATGAAAAAGTTCACTTTCAACCTAAACCTGGAACATTAATTATATTTCCAGGATACTTGGAACATGAATATGTCGTAGACCACGGTATAGAACCATTTAGATTTATCCATTGGAATATACAAGCAGTGCCTAAAGAAATGGCTATAAAAGTATGACTCGTATTAATCTTCCTAATATAGGAATAATTGAACAAAAACTTTCCTCAGAAACAATTTCAAGATTAAAAGACTATATTAAAAACAAAAAAGAAAAAACTAATCACACTCTTGCAGGTAATATAAAAGAATCTAATACTCTTGTAGATAAAGATGATTGGTTTTTTAAAAATATTTTATTACCTAGTATTGATGAATATAATAATCTTTATACAGATATAGCAGTTCCTCATTTTTTAACTAAAAATTGTCAGTATATTCTAAATAGTTTTTGGGTTAATTTTCAAAAAAAATATGAATTTAACCCTATTCATAACCACGGTGGGCTTTTTTCTTTTGTAATATGGATTAAAATTCCATCTAGTTTTAAAAAAGAATGTGAATTACCATTTGTTAAGCATTCTAATTCTAAATATCCCAATTCCTTTCAATTATTTTATACTAATGCATTAGGACAAGTTTCAACTTGTGATTACAATCTTGAACCTTCCCATGAAGGAACTATGTTATTTTTTCCTTCAAAATTTAGCCATTGTGTTTATCCTTTTTATTTATCTAATAAAAAGAGGATTAGTATTTCAGGTAATATTTATTTAAACCCAGAGAAAATTACAGATGACGTTTAAAAAAAATAAATATGCAGTGATACGTTCAGCTGTGTCAAAAGATTTAGCAACCTTTATTGCAAACTATTTTTCTATGCAAAAACAAGTTTATGATACGTGTAAGACCACTAGATATTTTTCTCCTTTTGAAAGTATTATAGGCAGTTATGATGATGATCAAATTCCTAACACTTATTCTCAATATGGAAATATAGCTGCGGAAACGTTAATGTTAAAAATCCAACCTATTATGGAAAAGGCCACAGAATTAAAATTATATCCTGCTTATACTTATGCCAGAATTTATAAAAACGGAGATGTTCTTAAAAGACATAAGGATCGATTTAGCTGTGAAATCTCTACGACGATGAATCTTGGAGGAGATCCATGGGCACTTTATCTTGAACCTTCTGGTAAAGAAGGGATGAAAGGAATAAAAGTACATTTAAAACCAGGGGATATGTTAATTTACGAAGGGTGTGGATTAGAGCATTGGAGAGAGAAGTTTAAAGGTAAAGAATGTGTTCAAGCTTTTCTACATTATAATAATAAAAACACACCAGGAGCCAAGGAAAATATGTTTGACAAACGTCCACATTTAGGCTTGCCTGCTTGGTATAAAGGCTTTAAATTATCTAAATAATATAGTAGAATAATAGTTTGGCGGGAGATTCCACCACACCATCTCCTGCCTGATTATTATAAGGTTTTTATGCTACAAAAATTAAGGTTTCAACCAGGTTTCAATAAACAAGTCACAGCAACGGGCGGCGAAGGCCAATGGATTAGCGGTGATTATGTTAGATTTAGATATGGATCGCCTGAAAAAGTGGGTGGTTGGTCTCAATTAGGGGATGTCACTCTTACAGGAAGAAATACAGCCTTACACCATTTTGTTAATGCAAGTGGTATTAAATATGCAGCACTTGGAACTAATAGAATTTTATATGTGTATTCTGGAGGAGCTTTTTATGATATAACTCCTCTTAAAAGTACATCAAATTTAACAAGTGCTTTTTCAACAACGCAAAGTGATGCAACTGTTACTATAACTTTTTCATCTGCTCATGGTATTTCTAAATATGATATTGTTTATTTAGATAATTTTTCATCTATTACTAATTCTAATTTTGACTCCGATGATTTTGATGATAAAACTTTTATGGTTACAACCGTTCCAAGTTCAACAACAATTACCGTTGAAATGGGATCAGTGGAATCTGGATCAGGAGCTAGTACTTCTGGTGGAATAAGAGTTAGACATTATTATAAAGTTGGACCTGCGTTAGAGGCATCAGCTGCTGGTTGGGGGCTAGGATTATGGGGTGGTCAAGTTACAGGTGAAGCAACCTCAACCCTAGATGGTGCATTAACTTCAGGGTCATCTAGTATTGTTCTTGATGATTCATCAGCTTTTCCAACTTCAGGAACAGTTTTAATAGACAGTGAACGTATTGTCTATACTTCAAACACCACAAGTACTAATACTATATCAGGATTAACAAGAGGGTCAGATAATACGACAGCTGCTTCTCATTCAGACGGAGCTACAATTTATGACGCATCAGACTATACGAAATGGGGCGCATCACAAACAGGTGACATTGTAACATCTCCTGGACTATGGTCCTTGGACAATTATGGAAATAAACTTATTGCAACAATTGCAGATGGTGCAACTTTTGAATGGGATTCAGATGCAACGGGAGCAACATCTACTAGAGCAACAATTGTTGCCAATGCACCAACAGCAGCAGTTCAAACTTTAGTATCTACACCCGATAGGCACTTAGTATTTTTTGGAACTGAAACAACTATTGGAACTACATCTACTCAGGATGATATGTATATTAGATGGTCGGATCAGGAGAGCATCAATGCTTCAACTTCATACGCGCCTTCAGCAATCAATACCGCTGGTACACAGAGACTGGCCGATGGAACACGGATCGTGGCAGCGATTAGAGGTCGGGATGCAATTTACGTATGGACTGATACATCTTTATTTATTATGAGATTCGTTGGTGCGCCTTTTACTTTCTCGTTTCAACAGGTTGGAACGAACTGTGGATTGATGGGAAAACATGCCGCTGTTGAGGTTGATGGTTCTGCTTACTGGATGTCAGAGAATGGTTTCTTTAGATATACTGGTAAACTAGAATCTTTAGCATGTTTAGTTGAGGACTATGTTTACGATGATATTAATACAGTTCCTAAAAACCATATTTATGCAGGATTAAATAATTTATTTGGTGAAGTAACTTGGTTTTATCCAGGTAGCACAGCTGCATCTAATAATAGATCGGTTACTTATAACTTTATGGATTCAACACCAGAGAGACCAGTATGGACTACAAGTTCATTGGCTCGATCTGCTTGGGCAGACTCAGCTGTATTTGGAAAACCACATGCAACAGAATATGATTCTGATGCAACCAGTGATGCAACCGTTGGCAATACTGATGGTGTTACAACTTACTATGAACATGAAACAGGACAAGATCAAATTAAAGCAGGAGCAAGAACTGGTGTTTCAGCAAGCATTCAATCAGGAGATTTTGATATATCTGTGGGCCAAGGTGGTGGAGCAGATTTAAGAGGTGATGGTGAATACATGATGAAAATTAGAAGAGTGCTTCCAGACTTTTTATCACAAACTGGAGATGCAAGAGTGACACTAAACTTGAAAAACTATCCAACAGATTCAGAAGCAAGTTCTTCACTTGGACCCTTTACATCTACGACAACAACGACTAAAATAGATACAAGAGCTAGGGCAAGAGCCATAGCTTTAAAAGTAGACAACACCAGTACCCAACAACACTGGAAACTTGGAACTTTTAGACTAGATATACAAGCAGATGGAAGAAGATAATGGCTAGAATTGTACAATCATTAACACAACCTTTAGAACAATACGATCAACAAATACAACAATCATTTGTTAGAGATGTTGATAGTATCGTGCAAAAATTAAACACATCCTTTCAACAGGATTTAAAAGATGAGGCGGAAGCGGAAGCTTTCTTTATGGCATAATGGCTAATACATTTGTAAACAAAAAGGTAGATTTAACTAGTACTGATGCAACGACACTGTATACAGTACCTACGGCAACAACAGCTGTTATTAAATCTATTCTGGTATCTGAAGATTCAGGTAATGCTGATACAATAACGATTACATTAACCGATACAGATAGCGCTGTTTTTAGCCTATTTAGGGTAAAAGCTATATCTGCTAATGGAACATCAGAATTACTTTCAGCACCATTAGTCGTCGCAGAGAGCGAAATTATAAAAGTAACCGCAGCAACGGCAAACAGATTACACGTAGTACTATCTGCGCTCGAAATCAAACCTAGAGTAGTTACATCATAGGCTTGATTTACTTGTGAAAAACAAGTAATATTATAAACCCAGGTGAAATTCCTGCCTTTAATAAATTAACATAAAATTATGGCTATAGATTACACAGGAATATCATCGTTAAACAAAAACGCACCAGAAATTAAATATACAGGTGGCGAAGGTCCTAGATCTCCAGAAGAAAATAGACAGATAGCTTTATCTATATTAGGTGAAGAAAATGGAAATATTGCAAGTGAATTATGGAATGGAATGTCTCCTCCAGAAAAAAATGAATGGGGAAGTATTGAAGGTTTCATACAAAGTGAGGATTTCAAAATCATATTAATGCAAACAAAACAAGAAGAGGGTGGCATACGAACAGCGTCTGCTGCTGATGATATGTTGCAAGATGAATACGACAAATACGTTTTTGAAATGCAAGAACAGGGACTTGAACCAATGTCCTTGGAACAATTTAGACAAGAAGCTGTAGCTGGTATGGCTAATGGTGGAATTGCAGACGTAGGTTTTAGTAGAGTTCAACCTTCTATAGATGGTTCAAGACCAGGATATGCTTTTGCAAACGTAAAACAAGATTTAGACAGACAAAAAGATGAAAATAGAGGACCACAAAACATAGACAGACAAGTATACTCTGCAATACAAACACAAAAACCTCCTGCTCCATTAAGAGGAGAAGGCCCAGATCAATTACCACCTCAACTAGGAGGACCATCTAGTAGACAACAAGCAGCAGCAATATTAGCTCAACAACCATCACGAAGAGGTGGATCACCAAATGTATTAAATCCACCAACACCACCAGAGTCATTAACAACTGGTGGAGGAGGAATACCTCAAGGAATAACAAATATTGATAGAGTTAAAAGAATGCTTAGTAGAGGAAGAGATATTCCATGGAGTAAATATTTATCATACCTTGATCCATTTACTTCTGCTGAGGCAGAAGAATTCGATGCTGAAGCAGTAATCAAGGCCCACAATGAAGAAGTTTTAGGTAAAGGTGATACAACTGGTACAACTACTGTGGGAGGTCAAGTCCCAGCAGATTTAGCTAATCCTGATGTGTTAATGGATATAGCAAGAGTTGGTGGATTAACAGATATAGAAAAAGGTAGTAAATTTAATCCTTTTAGTAAAGACAAAGAAGTATTACAACCTGGTGCAAAAAGGGTGATAGAGGACATACAAGGATTTAAGTATGATAATAAAATATCACCCAAAAACATTATAGAGTATTTTGGGGATGAAGAAAAATATAGAGGAATGGATTTAGAAACCCTTAAAAAAGTTTATAACATGGCACAAGTTACAGGTCAATCACCAGTTATGGCAGCAGAAGGCGGAATCGCGAGACTGGGATATGCTAATGGACAACTCGTTCAACCTGGACCAGGAAGACCTGGGTATCAAGGAGATCGTCCTCCAAGTGTTAGAGCTAGAGAACATGAAGAAAAACAAAAAGATGAAAATAGAGGAAAAGCTATGGTGGCAACACCAACGGAATCATACTCAAAAAAAACAAAAGAACTATTAAAAAAACAAAGAGAAGGTGCTCAACAGACTATTAAGCAGCAACAAAAAGAATATGAAAGAGGACCAGACAGCAGCCCTTATGCTAGGGCGGAAGCTAAGGCTAAAGCTAAAGCTAAAGCTGAAGAAGTTTCTTTCAAAGAAAAATTCAAACAAAAAAGCAGTGACTTTAGAAAAAGAGAATTAAGAAATTTATTTGATTATATTTATGGAGGAAGAAAACGTCAACTACCTGGTTGGAGTACATTAACTAGAAAACCACAATATGGTGAAGATTGGTACACTGATCCTGATTTATTTGATGAATTTAGTGCAGAGAGTTTAGGGCTTTCTGCTACAGACTTACAAAAGCTACAAGATATACAAAAAGCTCTTGGACAAGAGTACGTTGGACAAACAAAAAAATTTGCAGATGATGACCAACTTGCTTTTCAAGATTTTTATCCTAACATGAATAAAATACAACCAGGTGATGCTGGATATGTTGAAAGTAGCAGGGGCCCTGATCCATTATGGCAAAGACAAGGTCATCCTAGTGAAGCAGCATACTTAGCGGCACAAGGAACAGGAACAACAGCAGCACCATTAACACAACAAGCGGCAGCAGCGGGAACAAGTCCATTTCCTACAGGTCCTATTGATGCAAGTGGAATTACATCTACATATAATTTAACTGGCGCTGAAAATATGTTAAATTATTTACCTACTCAATTAGCTTCTGGAGTAACACGTGGAACAACATTTGATCCGATCACTGGTGAATTAAAATTTATAGGTGCTGATGGTGGCAGAGCAGGATACGCTAATGGTGGAATAACAGATTTAAGACAAGGATATTTTTTAGGAAAATTAGTTAAGAGTTTAACAAAACCTTTTAAAGGTGCAACTAGATCAATTAAGAAATTCGCAAAAACTCCTGCAGGTAAACTAGCTATAATGGCTGCGTTAGGTTATGGAACAGGTATGTTTGGTAAAAGTGGAACAGGAATGTTTTCAGGTTTAAAAACAAATTTATTTGGAACAGCAGCAAAAGGTGGTGGTGCGCTGCCTTGGAAAATGACCCCAGGAAAAATGTGGACACCAGGTACAGAAGGTTGGTTAGGTAAATTAGGTTTAACAAAAGGTGGTGGATCAATGATGCCAACAGCTCTTGGTGGTATACTAGGTTCCTCAATACTTGGTGGTTTGTACACGGCAGCGACCGATGATGAGGAAGATGAAATGTATAAAAAATGGTTAGCTGATAAAGCAGCTGCGGATGAATATTGGATTCCAAGATTTGATGAAAGTAATTTTAGACGTATCGCTTCAGCTCAAGGCGGAAGAATTGGGTATGCTGGTGGAAAATTATCACACAAAGCAGCCTATTTACAATCTTTGTATGGGAATGATGAAGATGAAGTTCAATATGCTCAAGAAGGAGGGCTCATGGATTTAGGTGGCATGGAAAAAGATTATAGACAAGAAGGTGGATTTGTACCAATAGGTGGACAAGAACGAGCAGATGATGTACCAGCAAGATTAAGTAAAAACGAATTTGTATTTACAGCGGATGCTGTAAGAGCTGCTGGAGGTGGAGACATCGACAAGGGAGCAGAAATAATGGAAAATGTTATGGAAAATTTAGAACAAGGTGGTAATGTATCCGAGGAATCTCAAGGATTAGAAGGAGCAAGAAATATGTTTGCTACCTCACAAAGATTAGAAGGAGTTTTATAATGGCTGTAACCGAATCACGAGCACTGTTTAACCCACAAATAGAATCTTTAGCAGGACAATATGCTAAAGCTATGGGTCAACAGGCGACAACGCCATTTACAGGTGCACAAATAGCATCAATGGCTCCACAAGTTGCGCCGCAAACAGCGTTGCAACAACAAGCAACTGGTTTAACAACAGCAGGATTAGGTGCTTATCAACCATATGTTCAAGCTGCAGGAGCAGATGTAACAGCTGCAGGAGCACAGTTGGGAGCAGCACAAGCAGGTCTAGGTGCTATTGGAACTCAATACGCTGACCCAGCAAGAGCAGCAGCAGGACAGGCACAAGCAACATTAGGTGGAGTATCTCCATATATTACAGCAGCAGGAACAGGATTAGGTGCAGCTGCAGGAACTTTAGGAGCAGCAGGCACACAATTAGGTGCAGCACAGACAGGACTTGGAGCAGCTGGAACACAATTAGGAGCAGCACAAACTGCAATGGGTGGAGTAGATCCTTATATTCAACAAGCTGCAGGACTTACTGGAACAGGAGCAGGAACAGGAGCAGGATCAATTGCTTCTTATATGTCTCCATACCAACAACAAGTTATAGATACATCATTAGCAGAATTCGATAAGCAAGCAGCGATGAGACAACAAGCTATATCCGATGCAGCAGTAGGTTTAGGCGGCTTTGGTGGTGGTCGTGAAGGTGTTATGCAATCAGAATACATGGCTCAATCAGATAGAGATAGAGCTATGTTAGAAGCACAATTACAACAACAAGGATTTACACAAGCGCAAGCTTCAAGACAAGCTGACATGGCATCAAGATTAGGTATCGGTCAAGCACAGGCAGGTATGGCACAAGGTTTAGCTGGCATGGCTGGTCAACAAGCAGGTATGGCTGGACAAGCTGGTCAATTTGCAGGAGCTAGAGCAGGAATGGCTGGACAAGAAGCAGCACTTGCACAAGGACAATTAGGTTTAGGTGGTGCATTACAATCATTAGCACAATCACAATTAGGAGCAGGACAAGCGTTCTTAGCACCAGGACAAATGATGGCTGGCGTTGCGGGTCAACAAGCAGGTATGGCTGGTCAAAGAGCGGCACTAGGTCAACAACAACTAGGTGTAGCAGGAGCATTACAAGGATTCCAAGGAACAGATATTGCAAGAGCGGGTCAAGTGGGCGCAGCAGACCAGGCTTTCTTGCAAGCACAAATAGATGCAGATAGAGAAAAAGCAAGAATGGGTCTATACGAACCAATGGAAAGACTTGGTTGGTTAGGTTCAGGCTTAACCGGATTGATGGGTGGAATGGGACCTCAGTACCAATTCCAAACTCAAGCTAACCCTAGTCCATTAGCCACGGCTCTTGGAATAGGATCAACGTTGGGTGGTATCTATGGTAATGTAATGGGGCCAGTAAGAGGAACACCGAGGTAATAATGAACAGAACTTTAAGAAGACCAATGTTTAGAATCGGCGGTACTGCTGAAGGAATTACTTCAGGACTACAGCCAAGGCAGGGATATAAAGGAACAGAGAATACATCTGATCAAAGAGTATCACCTTTTAGCAGTAGAAACTTTAATGATTTTTTAATCAGTTTTGGTTTAGATTTAGCATCAAGACCTAGAGGTGGTAACATATTCCAACAAGCTGCAGCATCAGCTAAAACACCATTTGAACAATTTCAAGCTAGAAGAGCAGCTGGAGAGGAAAGAGATTGGAAAAGAGAGTGGGAACAAGAGGGAAGAGATATAGAATCAGAACGATTTAAAGAAGAGGTAGGCCTTAAAAAAGAAGAACTAGGTCTTAAAAGAGGAGAACTAGAATATGAAAAAGTCAGGGACGAAGCAGATCGTTCACTTCAAAAATATTTAGGAGAGATAGAAGCTAAAGGTAAACAGCAATGGCTTGTAGAAGAACTTGACAAATACTGGAACGCAAAAATATCAGCAGCACCTCCTGAAGAACGTGCAAACCTTCAAGCACAAAAAGAAGCAGACAAATATAAAGCTTTGCAAGGTTTTGATGTTTCTGATAAAATGGCAATCTTAAGAAACACAAGAGCTTTTGAAGAAGCTTCTGATCTAGCTAGATTGGAACTTGACGCTACAACAAATCCAGCCACAGGACAACCTTGGACAAGAGGTGATAAAGGTTATTCGGAAAAAGTTGTAGAAATAACTAACAGATATTTAAGACAACTTGCTGACTTTCTTGAAGAGGATAAAAGAGAAGGCGGCGCTACTGGAGGAAGAATCGGTTATCAAAACGCAGGATCCGTGATGCCTGGACAACCAATGCAAGCACGAGCACCAGGGCCCATGGACCAGGGTGAAACAAATCAAATTAATATTTCTTATGAACAATTAAGAGAAAGATTACCTCCTGAAATTAGTAATGAAATAGTTCTATTGCTTTCTCAAAGTTATGAAGCATTCGCTGACTTTGCAGAAATTCAAACTCAAGCGGATGTAAATGAATTCAATACAAAATATAACGTTCAACTGGTACTGCCTAAACAAGCGAGGGCGTAATGGGCCAACAACCATACTCGTATTTTGACACGCTGCCATCAAAGTTTGATAGTGAAGACGTTAAAGATCAAATAAGATTTCAAGTAAGTCGAAACAACGTTAAAGAACCTAAACATAAATCAAAGAAAAAAGTTTTTAATCCATTCTCCTTGTTGCTTATGGATCCTGTTTTAGGAACCCATGCATGGGTAAGGAAAGCAAAATATAATAAGAAAATTGCAGAAGGTAAATTTGATGAGATTACAAAGTTTGAAAAACTAGAGTTTGAAAGTAAAGCAAGAGCAGACACACCTTGGTATAAAAAATTTAGTATAAAACCTGAAAATTTAGTGCCAAGAGATACAGAGAAAGAAGTTGATTACCTATCAGATGTAGCAACAGGTGCAGTTATTGGTCCACCATTAGCCTTTAAATCATTAGCAGAACTATTAACTATTGGTGTTGATCTAGGTGCTGGAAAAATAAATGAAAAAACAGGCACTACATACGATCCACGATTTACAGAAGGATTAGATGGTTTAACTAGAAAATTTCTAGAATATTCAGGAGAGCCAGAAACTTTAGCTGGTGAAATTACTCAAATGGGTACTCAATTTATGGTACCAATGAAGATAACTGACAAAATTATAAGGAATATACCAAACGCCATCAAATGGTTTAAAGGTAGAACTCTCTTCATGAATAATGCTAAACTTGCAAACAAGCACAGGCTTATTCAATCAGGGGCAAGTCTTGCTCAAAGAATGGGTACTGGTGCCTTATCATTAGGGGCAACAGACTTTTTAATATCAGGAGGTGAAAGAAGATTAGACCCTATCTTTTATGAGAGAACTAAAGAAGAAGGCAAGACAGGTAAAGAGCTTGCAGCTGCTAGATTAGCAAACAAAATTAAATTTGGAAAAGAAGGAGCTTTAATAGGATTAGGTTTTCCATTAATAGGAGCAGGACTTGGTCTTGGTGTTAGAGGTATAGGTTATGGAGTAGGTGTAACTTATGATTTACTTGGTCGAGTTATTAATCCTTTAGTAACACCAGTGCTTAAAGGTTTGGCATTAGACCCTGTGGTACTTCCATCTATAGCTAAAGCTTTTAGAGCCAATGCAGATGTAATATTTAATCAATTTGGAACTAGAATTGCTTTAACAGCATTGGGTAGAACTAAACAATGGACTCAACAACTTCCTCCTTATCAACAATGGAGAAGATTTGCTGTTGATAATATTGATCCAGTAGAATCAGGTTTAAAAAGAATAGATAATGCTATCTCTTGGATTAGATCGGCAGGAAAAAATACAGCAGAAGCATTGTTTATTAAAGGTTCTGCGAACAGAGAGATCAAAGCTACAGGAAAAAAAATTCAAGATTTATTAAAAAGTATTGAACTAAAATCATATGATTTAGCTAAAGGCTTTGAAAGCACATATAATACTAATAAAACTTCTCCTTCTTTCCTGAATAAAATTGCCGATGACATCGAAGAAGTATTAGATGGTAAAAGAAAACTAAGTAATCTCCCTGAAGCAATGCAAAATACTGTCAAGCTTTTAAAAGAAGAAATTACTAAAATAAATAAACTATTTAATAAGTATGTACCTAAAGATGAAAGTTTTGCTCATGCATTAAATGGTGGAACAAAAAATTATGTTAAAAAATCTTTTGCTTTCTTAAATAATCCTAATTATTCAATGCCATCTACTGATCCTATTTTTATTAAGGCTGCTAGGTTTGCAGAGAATCTTATTAAAAGGGATAAAAATTTACTTGAAGAAGCAGTCATAGCTGCAGGAAAGGGGGCTTCTCAATCAAAAGCTATTAAAGATTATTCCAATTTAATGATAAGACAAATTTTACAAATGGGTAAAGTAGATAATAGAAATCCATTTGAAGTACTTAGAAAAGTTGGTGAAAGATTAAACTTAAAGGGGTTCTTAAAAGAGGGAGAAGAACTTCCAGCAGTTCTTAATAATTTATTAGGTAAAGGAACAGTTAAAGGTGTAGAAGGTCTTAAAAATAATGTCTTGTTTACTACAGCAAGTATGATGAGTGCTGTTTCCAATAAACAAATGTACGACACGCTTGCAAGGGTGATGTTACAACAAAAACAAGTATTTAGAACTGCCGCTGAAGCGCGAGCAGGAAAGAAAACAATGGAAGTAGTTCAAATAGGAAGAATTGATGGCATGTCTGGTCTAGAGACCAGCTTAAGTAAATTATATACTGATGCTCAAACAGCTAAAGTACTAACAACTAACCGAGGACCACTAGATATCTTAGCAGAAATTCCAGGATACTCTACCTTCCTTCAGTTTAAAGCTGGAGTACAGTGGGGTAAAACAGTTGGTTCACCTGCAACAGGATCAAGAAACTTTGTAACTGCAGCAGACTTTGCAATGTTAAGAGGATTGATTGGTGGTAGAGCTTCAGTAACTAATGCAGTTAAAATGCAGATAGACGATATTTATAATTCAGGTAGATTATCTGGGTCCGCTGAAGAAAGGCTCCTAGCTAACATAGAAGAAGGAATTAAATACGGTGCATTAGATGAGAATATAGTGGTAACTGAGTTAAAAGAATTACTTGCAGCTACTCAAAAAGGAAGAACAATTAACTCATTTGATAGTATGATTAAAGCGGCTGGTGATGCACGGATCGTGGAATTGATGGGTAAATTATATGCTGGTGGTGACCATGTATGGAAATGGTATGGTTATAACTGGTACAAATCTTTCTTAACTGATTATGCTAAAAAAGATATGAAAAGAATGCAGAGTTGGTTTAGCAAAATAGCTGGTAGAGAATTAGATTTATTAAATACTGATGGTAGTAAAAAAACTTTAGAGGAAGCTATCAAAGAAGCTTCTGCATATTACGTTAGAAATACTATGCCTACCTATAGTAAAGTACCAGCAGCTATTAAAGGTGTAAGAAACTTGCCCCTTGGAAACTTCGTAGCCTTCCCAGCAGAAACTTTAAGAAGTTCATTTAACGTAATGAATATATCTACTAAAGAAATTCTATCAGGAGATCCAATCTTGAGAGAGATGGGTTACAGGGGTTTGATAGGATTGTTTACTACACAAGGTGCTAAAGGTTTGGCAATTGTGAAACTGTATGGAGCTATGACAGGATTAACACAAGATATTATGAAAGAATATCAACAAAACTTGGCTCCTGGATACCAAAGAAACTCTCAACTATTAGCTGTTACTAAAGCTATAAAAGGTAAATTTAAAATGGTAGATCTTTCTACTGTTCTTCCATATGATTATGTAAGAAGACCATGGGAAGCATTAAACAATGCTATTCAACAAAAAAGATTAAACAACCAAAATTTTGGTAATTTTTGGAGGCATTTAGTTTTTGATGAAGCAGGACCAGTAAGAGAATTCTTTGATCCTTTTATCTCTACACCAATTGGATTGGAAGCATTCATAGATATAAAAAGAGGGTATACTAAAACTGGTAAAAAAATCTGGAGTGAATTAGATTCAGATGAAGAGAAGTGGAGTAAATCTTGGGAGTATTTTTATAAACAATTAGAACCAGGAGCTATTACAACTTTAAGACAATTATATTCTGCATACACAGGCACACCTTACAAAGGAAGAGTGTATGATGAACAGGATGTATTGATGGGTTTAGCAACTGGAATTAAACCTTATGATGTAGATGTAAATAAAACTGTAGACTTTTTAATTAGTGACTATACTAAAATTAGATCAAAAGCTTTTGATGCAAGTGTTATGTATAAAACAGAAACACACAACGGAAACGATGACATTGAAAATGATTTTATTAGAATACAAAGAAATGTTTGGAGAGAGCAAAGAAGAATTTACCAAGCTTTTAAAACAGCTCAAAAATTTGGCGTAGATTACTACACTCTTAAAAAAGAACTGAGAGCAAGAGGTATAGCACTAAGAGATGTTAGGGGAATTTTAAATGGTGACTTTGATCCTATTCCTTTTAGTGAACCGAGATTTAAAAATAAACTTAAAGAGTTGGAAGAGATGAACAAAGAGTTTAACAAAGATAAAAAAACAAAAAGAAGACTTAATAGAGATTCTTTTTATCCTAAGTATAAATTAAAAAATATCTTAAGAAATTTAAAATACCAAAGATTAGATGAAGAATTTTTCTATGATAAAATTAAAGCGCCAACTATTTGGCCTTCTTTACCAGCTAACAATCAAACAAGTATGTTACCTAAAAAAAGAACATCACTAGCAAGGGATATTCAAACACCACCACTACCACAAACAGCAATGCCTGATAAAAGATTGGTAGCAAGTGCACCACAAATTGATCAACAAACAGGCTTGACACGAACACAGTCTGCCCTATTATCACCAAGCGAACAGATAATTGCAAGGAGAACATAATGCTTGAAAAATTAATGACAATGTTGGTAGGAATCTTACTAGCCCTAGCTGGCTGGTCACTTTCTAGAACTTTTGAACTGTCTACTATTCAGGCAGTACATGAAGATAAAGTACAGACACTTCAACAACAAGTTTTAAAACTAGAAGATCAAGTCGATGGTATGATGGATAAGGATAAAGAGATCATTGAACAACATAAAAAATTATTTGAAGTCTTAGGTTCAAATCAACCTACGACAGGATACAATTACTAATGCCAAAGAAAAAACCAAAAAAATATAAACCAGGAAAATACCAATGGGTTGTCTATCCTGATAAACCTATGGAAAGATTAGATTTAATAGAAATTGATCTTTCAAAAATGATGAGTGGATATAAAAAACCCACTTTACATGCAGAAGGCGGTTTAGTTAAAGGAAAACCTAAACTAGCTAAGAAAGGTTGGAAATAATGGCACTTAAAATTTCAGACGAAGCAAAAGTTCAGATGCCGATGAAAACGGTTGCCAGTTTGATCACCCTCGTCGCGATTGGAACCTGGGCTTACTTCGGTATCATTGAGACCCAAAACCGACACTCAACAAAACTAGAATTAATGGAGAAGGATCTCGTAGAAAACACAGCTTTCCGTATCGGATGGCCTCGGGGACTTTTAGGAAGTCTTCCCGCTGATTCAGAACAATTTATGCTCATCGAACATATGAGTGGGCAAGTAGAAAAAATAGAAACTTCGATGGAGGATATGATGTCAAATACCGTAAACATAGAGCGTTTACAAAAAGATGTAGAAAAGATATTATCTGATATTGAAAAATTAAAAGATAAGCAAAGAACTTTTGCTAATGGAGGCCATCAATGATCATTAAGTTTTTTAAAAAAATAAGTAGTCAAAAATGGTTTGAAAAACTATTTGGAAAAAGGTGTGCGTGCGATGATTGAGACTGTATTCGCCCTACTTTTAATCTGGGACCATGAAATTAAAGAACATCGTATCCAGCCCACCCTCAGCCAATGTCTTAAGGCCAAGCGCGTATCTATGCGGGACAAAAAAACTACTGATAGAGTTATATATAAATGCATTAAGTCTAAGGCTAACACCGAAATATATATGGGGGAAAAGAAAATACTTTCTTTAATACTAGACTGATGAAAAAAACTAACGCCTTACAAAAAATTGAATCACACGAGAGACTATGTCGAATTATGCAAAGAGAAACACATAAAAAAATTCATCAAATAGAAGAACGAGTTAAGAGACTTGAGAAAATACTATTAACGTGTTCTGGAGCTTTAATCTGTGGTATGGCTTTTTTAATATATACTTTAATCAATCACCTAGCTTCATAAAATTATGCAACTTTCAAAACACTTCACTCTTGAAGAGATGACCCGTTCAATGGTAGCAGCTCGTAAAGGTATTGACAATACGCCAGGAGCTGGTGAAATAAAAAATTTAGAAAACGTATGTTATGAAATTTTGGAACCAGTGCGTGCACATTTTGATTTACCCATTATGGTGTCCTCGGGCTACCGCAGCGAGGCGCTGTGTGAAGCGATCGGCAGCAAAAAAACGTCGCAACATGCGAAGGGCCAGGCTGTTGACTTCGAAATCAATGGAGTCCCTAATATTAAAGTCGCTTATTGGCTGACTAATAATGTAGATTTTGATCAATGTATTCTCGAGTTCTACAAACCCGACGATGGACAAGCGGGCTGGATACACGTTAGTTATAATGAAAAGGGTGCTAACAGAAAACAAATTCTGACATTCGATGGCAAACGGTATGAGAATGGCCTTCCAGAAATGAAGTGGCAAGGTGGAAGAGTAGTAGAGTAAGGGTTGTAATTACTCTAAAATAGTATATATACGTCTTAAGGGTGCTTTAGGGGCCTTTTTATTAACTGTCTAACAAGGAGGTTACTATGACTGATCTAATAAATTTAAATAATTTCCTAAATAATGCAATTGGCTTTGAATCGTTCTTCGAGCGATTTCATAGGTCCAATACTATAAACGCAGGCTTTCCACATTATAATATTATAAAGAAAGCAGGCGAAGATAAATACATCTTAGAGATGGCAGTAGCTGGTTATAAAAAATCAGACGTTGTTGTTGAAGTACAAGATGGAGTTCTGTCTATTGGTGGAGAGCAAGGAGCATCGCTTTCTGAACATGAAGAAAATTTTGTTCATAAAGGCATAGCTAAACGTGAGTTTAGAAAACAATTTCAGTTGTCAGAGTATGTTGAATGTGCTGGAGCTAAACTAGAAGATGGAATGTTGAAAGTGGAATTGAATTACAATCCACCAGAAGACAAGAAGCCAAAGAAAATAGCTATAAAATAGTGGATTTGAAAATTTGCGCGCGCTACGCGTATAGTCCTACTAAATCCATGATTTAAGATCTTCTCCCAATACTTGAGAAGCAATATTAATCTTCGTACGTAGAGCTTTTACAATTTTTTCGTCAACCGTGTCTTCTGCTATAATATCCACATAAGTGACATTCTTTTTTTGACCAATTCTGTGCGCTCTGTCTTCTGACTGTAATCGCTTCTCTAGGTCATATCCGTTAGAATAGTATATTACGGTGTTTGCAGCCGTCAGAGTGATGCCATAGCCGCCCGTAGAGGGCGTTCCAACAAGGAATCGACACCTAGGGTCGGACTGAAATTTCGTAATATTAGGTTGTCTTTCTTCTTGAGGCGTGAGCCCATAATAGTCAACCACGGAACCTGGACCATATTTCTCAACTATACCTCTAATAATTTCTCTTATATCATACTGATAATGAGCCCAAATAATGGCTTTACCTTCCATCTCAGATATTACATTCATCAGCTCACTAGTTCTATTATTATCTATAGGCTGTGTAGTGCCATCATCTGCGGTAAAATGGCCACATGTAATTTGATGCAATCTCATTAATTGAGTAAGAATAGTCATGGTGCTCGTAACTTTACCATTTAAATGTGCAAGTGCTGTTTGTTTCATTTCAGTATAAATTTTTCTTTGATCATGTGATAAAGTGATATGTCTTTTAGTCCAGTTTTTAGGAGGTAAATCTAAGCAATCTTCTTTTAATACTCTATAGGAAAAATTTTTTAATGTTTCTGATAATTCACCTAAATTCTTAAATTTATCAACAACCTGTATAGATCGTCCACTAACATGTATAGTTTTCATTTCTGCATATCTGTTTCTAAATGAATAATACGAAGCAAAGTTTAATAACCATGGACTTAAAAACTCACATTGACTATATAAATCTAACGGATTTTTAGTTACAGGCGATCCTGTCATTATTCTTCTATATTTGGCTTCAGTGGATAGTTTAAGAATACTCTTAGTTCTTTTAGCTGAAGGATTTTTAATAGTAGTAGATTCATCGATAACCATCAATGTATTATGACTAGATATAAATTTATGGGCAAATTCTGTTCCTTTAGTAGTGCTAAAAGCTTCTACATTCATAATCAGAATATGAAAAATAGATTCTGGTTCAAATAATTCGTCTAGTTTTTTTTGCTGAGTTTTAGTAATATTTGCTTGCCACAATACAGTCACATTTTCTATATGATCTGGAAGATGTATAGGAATTTCTTGATTATACCACGTACCTACAACCCCTTTAGGTGCAACAATTAAAAGGCCATCTATTTTGCCTTTATCATAAAGCATGGCAGCATTATCAATTAATACTTTAGTTTTACCCGTACCCATTTCCATAAAATAAGCATAAGTTTCTTTATTCCACGATTTTTCCAACGCAGTTATTTGATGTGCATATGGTTTTGTCTTAAATTTGTATTTCATAATTTTTCTTCTTTCTAGTTGACAAGATAACAATTAATTATTATATTGTCAAGCATGAAAGAAAAAATAGTTTACGTCATACAAGAAATTCCAGGAACCCAAGCAGGGAGCCCTAAAATTAATATTATAGGTGCATCTGAATTTGGTAAAATGAAATTTTTACTTCCAGAATTTTCTCAAATAATATTTTCTCCTGGTCCTTTAATTTTTAAACTAAGAAAAGCTTTAAAGGATTTTACTACAGGAGATTATTTATTATTGACAGGCGATCCTGCAATAATAGGAGTGGCGTGTTCTATAGTTTCTGACATCACAAATGGAAAATACAATCTATTAAAATGGGATAAACAAGAAAGAAAATATTATCCTATTGAAATTAATTTATACGAGAAAGGAGAAATTAATGATTGATTTTGAAAAAGACCAACAAGACACAATGAAGAAGACTGATAATATTCAGTCACTTGCAGATCAAGTTGAGAAGTTGGAGTCTTTACAAAAAAGACTTGAACTACAAGAAGACAATATGAAGAACACTAAAAAAGAACTAGATCGTCTATCTGGAGAGGTTATTCCAACCATGATGACAGAGATGGGTCTATCCCATCTTAAGCTTATGGATGGATCTTCAGTAGATGTTAAGCCTTTCTATAGCGCAACGATTACAAATGCGAATAGAGAAAAGGCTCTTAACTGGCTTCGTAATAATGGACTAGGAGATATAATCAAAAATGAGATATCCGTATCTTTTGGTCGCAACGAAGAAAACAAGGCAGCTGATTATGCTGTTCTTGCACAAGAGCGTGGGTTTCAGCCAACACAAAAGATGAAGGTTGAACCCATGACTCTTAAAGCGTTAGTCCGTGAGCGTATTGAGGCAGGTAAAGACATGCCAACGGAACTTTTCAACATATTTGTTGGAAATAAGACTACAATAAAAAGGAAACAATAAACATGAACGAAGTAGCAAAAAAAGAAAATGCAGGTGCATTGTCTACGAATTTATTCGAGGTAGATGCAAATGCAGGCTCTCAGAATATGAAGCAAGAAGATTTTGCTTTACCATTTCTGAAAGTTTTAGGACAACTATCTCCTGAAGTGAACAAGATGAATGAAAAATTTATTGAGGGCGCAGAACCAGGAATGATATTTAATACTGTCACAAATCAACTTTTCGATGGTAAAAAAGGAATAGATGTTATTCCAGTTTTTTATGAAAGACAGTATGTAGAATGGCAAGATAGAGGCTCAAGTCAGGGTTCTCCAATTGCATTTCATAAGGCAGACAGTGATATTGTGAGTACAACTACTCGTGATAAATCTTTCAAAGATCGTTTACCTAATGGTAACTATTTAGAAAATACTGCGAACCATTATGTTATTTTCATGAATGGTAGTCCATCAGATGCTTTGATTTCTATGAAAGCTACTCAATTAAAAGTGAGTAGAAAATGGAACTCAATGATGATGGGTATTAAGATGCAGGGTAAAAATGGATTATTTACTCCGCCAACATATAGCCACATTTATAATCTAAAGACTGTTCAGATGTCTAATGACAAAGGAACATGGTTTGGATGGGATGTAACTAAAGTTGGTCCTGTAACTAATAAATCAATCTATGATATGGCTAAAAATTTTGCTGATAGAGTAGGAAAAGGTTTAGTTAAAACCAAACATGGATCTGACGAATCAAAAAGCGATTCACCATATTAATCATCTAGCGAAAGCTAGATTCCTAGGATTGGGCGTGAAAGCGAGAGTGGAAACGCCCAAGACAAAACTATGATTGAAGATAGAGTAAGAAATTTTAGAGATATATTTAAAGGCTTAAAAAGAGCCCATGGTTGTACAAAAGTTGGTCCTAATAATAACAATGGAGAAAAGGTAAAAGGACAATCTTTTGTAGTAAGAGAACCAGTTACAGATGAACTTTGGTTAAAACATCTACAGGGTTCACAAAGTTTAGGAATTATTCCAATTAATGATGACAATCAATGTGTGTGGGGATGTGTAGATATAGATTCATATGCAGGATTTGATCATAAAAAATTAATTAATAAAATAAAACAATTTAAATTACCACTGGTAGTATGTAGGTCAAAGAGTGGAGGCGCTCATGTGTTTCTGTTTTCAGAGAAACCTGTAAATGCAGAAAGAATGAGAGATAAACTTACAGAGATAAAAACACTACTGGGATACGGCGGGTCAGAGGTCTTTCCAAAACAAATTAAATTAAAATCACAAGACGACACAGGAAATTTTTTAAATCTACCATACTTTAATGGTGATGACACAACAAGATATGCATTTAAAGATGATGGAGATGCAGCAAGTTTAGAAGAATTTTACGAGATCATAAATAATGTAAAACAACTAGATGTTGGTCTCGTGAAAGTACAGAGGCCCCAATCAGAATTTTCTGATGGGCCTCCGTGTATAGAACTTATGTCTATAAATAAAATACCAGAAGGTGGTAGAAATAATGCAATGTTTCATTACGGTGTTTATGCTAAAAAGAAATGGCCATCAGAATGGAAAAGCAGAATTACTATGTTTAATATATCTGCATCACAATCTCCATTAAGT